CTCAGAGCCATGCGCGCCTCCCTGCGTCACAACAATCAACCAAGGGCACCCGAGAGCTTGATCGTCACAGAGCCCGACTGCATGTCTTCCATCTGGGCACCGGCCTCGTAGCCGGTCATGTAGCCGAACGCCGACCACAGCGTCACAGCCGTGCCACCGTTGGCCCAGTACACGCTCACCACCTGATTGGTGGCGACGTTCGCCAGGTCGGCGACGGGCTTCACGGACGGGTCGTGCAGCACCTCAACCGAGACTTCGCCCGGGTCGTAGATGCTCGAGGCCACGAACTCCTTGGCCGAGGACAGCATGTGCGTCGCGTCGGCAACGGCCCGTGCGATGCCGTTGTGGTTCACGCCGGTGATCTTGTAGCCGGTCGCGGTGTGCAGCGCGGTGCCGAACGAAACGTAGGTTCCCTGTCCGATGTCAGCGGCCATAGGTCAACTCTCCGAGTGGGTGATCTCGACTGTCAGGTCCGTCCGGTAAATTGGCGTCTGGTCGCCGGGGTTGGCAGGCTCTTGCTGGTCGGCTTCGTCCTTGACCGTGATGAGCCGAACCGCCGCCGTCCGCTTGAATTGTAAGGCTGCCCGCACCGCTCGCCCGAGGTTGCGGCAGTCCACCAGACGGGTCGAAATGCACGACACCGTGTACGTCGTCCGCGTGATCCCGGTCATCCCCTGCATGTGCATGTACGGCCCACGGCTGGCGTCCTGGCGGTCGATGACCAGGCACGGCAGCGTCGTCCCCTGCGGGGCCTGCACGGCGTAGATCCGCGAGCCGACAGACGCTGCGATGTCGGCTGAGACCGACAGCAACTGCATGAGGGATTCGTCGATGAACGTCGTGGCTGGCATTACTTGCCGTATTTCTTGCGGAGGGCGGCCCGTTCGGCTTCGGCGATCGCTTTGCCGAGAGCCCCGTCCAACTTGCCGATCAGCCGCTGTTTGATTTGCGGCAGGTTCCGGTCTGCCCAATCTTTGAACCGGCCGTTGCCCTCAAAGCCTTGGACCACTGGAAAGTAAATGGAACCGCCGTCCGGGCCGCCGATTAGCGAGACCTTGCCCATCAAGTACGGGTACTTTTTGGCCATCGACATAGGCACCTTGAGTGCGCCGCCCTTTGCCCGGCGGACCTTCACGCCGTTCTCTATCCACCAGGCATGAAAGCCCTTCTCTGCCTTGTTCCCGCCGGCACGGGAGCGATATCCAAGAATCCCGACCGCTGTGGCGTTGTTCTTCTTTTTTTCGACCTTCAGCCCGACGCTGCGGCGAAGGTTTCCTGTCGGCCCTCGCGGCGTCAGCGACTTCAGTTCCGGCAGTTCGTCCTTTGCCGCCTCGCGGACGGCACCGCCAAGGTATTTCTTTTGGATGCTGCGGGGCAGGATGGCAAACCCACGCAGGATTTCTTCGACACCCTCTACTGTCATGCTGGATGCCATCAGTCCGTCACCTCCGCCACCAGCAGCTCGTGCTCGGCCCGGTAGCCGCGCTCCACCACGCTGGTGATCTCGAACGTGCGACCCTCGCAGACGATCCGCATCTTGGCTTTCAGCCCCGGCGTGTAGTGCATCATGACCTTGTGCGTCACGTCGGACTGGCTTGCCAGTGCCGAGACCGTTTCCGAGCCCGACAGCGGCATCACGCCAATCCACCGAGTGGCAAACGTGGACCACGACAGGATCGGCTCGCCAATGGCGTTGGCCGACTCGGTCGGAGTCTGGATCGTCGCCAGCCGGTTGAGCGTGCCCGTCTTCATGTGCCGACCACTACCACCGTGAAACTCGCCGTGCCAGAGTAGGCCGAGACGTTGAAGCCAGCCGTGCCACCGCCCCGGGCGTCCGACAACGCCACCCGGCTCGCGGAACTGATCGCTGCCCCCGACCCGGTCGCCTCGGCACAGCGGGCCGCAGCCGACGCTGCAAAGGCGAACCGGTCCACGGTCGTGAACGACACGAGCGAACCGTCGGCGTCACGGTAGGTGCTGGGAGCCACGGCAATCGCCACGGCGGCCGTTCCGCAGGTGCCGGCGATGATGGCCACCTTGCCGGTCGTCTGGCTGTCCGTGCTCGTCAGGGCGAGCCGCTTCACGGCCTGGACGCCGTCGCTGGACGCCGAGTCGGTGAACCCCACGTCAACGGCGATCCGTCCCTCGATGCTCATGCGTACTGCCTCCAGCGGAGGTTGGCCAGCAGGGCCGATACGGCGAACTCAAGTTCCTTGGAGATGCTGCCGACGAGGACTGACTCCCGGTTCGCGTACCAGAAACCCACCAGCATCTTGATGGCGTGCTTCGCCGGAGTCGGCACGTTCGCCGCCCCGCCGTAGCCGGCCAGGTACGTCACTTGCACGCTGTTGTCGTCGAGCCTCACGCTCGGCCAGTTCTCCTAGTACTTCGGGTAAACGAGTGCAGGAACGTGGTCGCGGTCTAGGCGGAACTGCTGCGTTCCAGACTGCGCCCACGTGAGTGTCTGCGTGGTGCCACCTTGGTCCACGTAGGAAATAGTCACCGTGGCGTTCGTGGCAACCGAAGCCAGCTGCACCGGCGGGCGCGGAAGCGCGATGCGGAGGCTTGGGAAATCATCGAACGCCACGGTGTAATGTTTGTGGGCGAAGGTGCGGTCGCAGTAGTCCTCGCACCAGGCGGTCGCCGTGTCGATCAGCACGCCGATGTAGTCATCGTCGGTCGTCATATCGACGATCCGCAGATGCTCCTTGGCCTCGGCCACCGACACGGGCCGGTCACCCGTCCCGCTCGCGGTCGCCACGATGAGCGACCGGTAATTGCTACTTGCCCGCACGGCGTCGCCTCCCGGCCTTGGCGTAGGGTGCCTCGGCCCGCTCGAGCTCCTCTGGCTGGTCAGCCACGGCGAAGCGGATCTGCGGCTGCTCGTTGCGGACGGCGTAGCCAGACCGCACCAGCATGTCGGCCAGACCGCCAGTCACGTCCACCACCTGGCCAGTCTTGTAGGTGCGGACCGGACGGGTGATCCGCACCGACACCGTGGGGTATTGCGTGCTCATCGCCAGACGTTCTCCGGGGGCTGGCCGCCGCGATCCCAGAAGTCGCCGGGGTGCTGGAGCAGCGGCTGCATGTTGTGGTCGGGCCACTTGAACCAGACCTCGGCATGACCGAGAGCGACCCGAGGGCAGATGCCAAGTTTCAGCCCGGCCTTCTGAGCCTCGATCCAGAAGTGGATGTCGTCGTCCATCCGGCCGTCTTCCCACCTGCCGGCCTCGTTTGGCACCCCGAGGAACCACGGGTGCGACATCTTCTTGAGGGCCGACGCACGGATGAGCGTGAACCCGAAGTGTGCCGTGTTGCACGGCAGGATGTTGTGGTAGATCAGCGTGTCTTTTGTGATGTGCCCGAGCCGGCTGCCGTCTTCGCCGTTCATCGTGAACAGCGGCTCGTCGTGCCGCCGCTTCATCTGCACCGCAGCGACCACGTCGTAGTCCGACGCCGTCGCGTAGGTCAGCAGACGAGGTAGTGCATCCGGCTGGAAGATGCTGTCGTAGTCCAGCGTCAGAATCCACAGCGGCGGACCGTCAGGCTCCGGGTCGTTCTCGATCATGTCCGTGAGGACACGCTCGAGGCACTGGCCCCAGAAAGCCCCCTCAAGCCGCACGGGTGCGACGCCGTAGGGGATGAGCCCGCGGGGCCAGCAGAACATGTGGTCTTGCCAGCCCAGCCTCGGAACCGACATCGCGCAATGCACGCGAACCGGCCCCGAGCCAGTATTCAGCACAGCCGGCTTTATGCCGGCGATCGGAGAAGCAGCCGCGCCCACGGCAAACCTCGTTTCAGGTTGTCGTCAAACTCACCCCAGGACCACGCGGTTGGTGACGTTCGCGTCCGACGCCGAATCGACGCCAGACTCGCCGCGGCCCAGCCTGGCCGCCACCACCACCGTGTTGTTGCTCGCGTTGCTCGTCGCAGACGAACTCGGCGTGACCGAGACCTGCACGTAACGCTTGAGACCCTTCGTGCTGACCTCGAACCGGCTAACGTTGACCGTCGCCGTGTTGCCGACGCCAGCCAGCGTGTAATCCGTGTTCTGGATCAGGCTGGCGATCGTGCCGTAGCTGCCGTCCGTGTCGCTGTGCTTCAGCGAGACCACGCTCGGAGCCGCCGTGTTGGCGATCGAGCGGTAGCCCACGTCCACCGACAGCGAGTCGTAGCCGAGGCAATCGACCGCCACGGTCAGCGTGCTGGCCGAAGCGAGACCCGTAGCGTCCGTCAGGGCGACCACGGAACGAGAGTTGGCGAGATGGTTCACGGTTCAGGGTTCCTTGTGGTGCTTGGGTCAGAGGATGAGGGCCACGACCGGACCGGCGTTGCTGGCGTCGCCAACGTCCGAGGTCACCGCGTCGTAGGACACGGTGGCCTGGAAGTACGTCTGGTCGAACTCGATGTACCGGTCGGTGCTCGCCCGCACGGCAACCTGCCGACGGAGGGCGAAGTGGCTCGACCGCTTCAAATCGCCGAAGAGAGCCACGCACTGGGTAGCGGCGGCGGTCTTCCGCATGACGTTGTTGAAGAACACCGGCCAGCCCATGAACTGCGGCCGACGGACGCCGTCCACGATCTCGTTGGCCATGGCACCGTTGCCGCCGAGGGCCAGCGACTGCATCGCCAGAGCGTGCATCTGCGGGGTGCAGTACCAGCCGCAGGTCGGGCTCTGCGAAGCGTAGGTCGGCAGCTTCGCGATGGTCGCCGCAAAGTCGTCGATACTCAGGGCAGTGACCGCCGTCTGGCTGGAGTCGTTGATGCCAGCGGTGAGCGTC